ATCCCGGCGCTGAAAGTTGTGGATCTGTGTTATAACGTTCTTTTTTCTGATTTGGATAAGTCAGAAAAGATCATTCTAATTAGTGAATTGCTATGTGAGTTCGATGAGAATGGTAAGCCGAAGCTGACCACGGAGCAAAAGAAGTTGTTCGTATTTACTGGCGAGAAACTACCGGAAGAAAAAGGCATGATCCAGGAGTATAATCCAGAGATCCGTGTGGAGCAGATCACCAAGGCGTTTGAACTGGCATTGTCCCTGTTATCTATGTCCTTCGGCTATGGCACAAAGAAATATAGTTTCGAAAACGGGCAGATTACCACAGCAACCGAGTATGTGGGAGAGCGTCAGGATCAGATGCAGGAACTTAACCGACAGCGGCAGGAAGCCGTCCGATACATACAGGATATCTGCCGGGCGGTGATGTGGTTCGCAAATACCTTCCACGGCAAGTCATTCAACCTGGAGCAGGAAGTCCTGGTGGACTTTGATGATAGTTATATCACTGATCGGGAGGCAGAACTGGAACGCAAACGTAATGATGCGCTCTCTTTCGACATTCCGAAGCTCACGGTTTGGTATCTGATGGACGCATACAGTCTCACGGAAGAGGAGGCACAGAAATTGGTAGATGAAAAGCTGCAGATTGATGATAATTTGGATGGAGAGGATGAAGACTAATGTTGTCAGAGGAGCAGTTGGAGATCATAGAAGAAGCCCTTGTACCGCTGTTCCAATATCTGGAGCATGAGGTCATCGTGGATATTGCCCGCAGGATACAGAAGACCATGACATATACCAGGACTGCGGAGCTGCAGGCGCACTCCATGAGTGAACTGGGGTATAGTCCGGCGAGAATCCGCAAAGAAGCGATGAAGCTACTGACGTCAGACCCGGAGTACCGGAAAGCGGTGGCTAAAAACACCCTGGAATATAAGCGGGAGATCCGTGATATTATCAATAACATTACCAAGGAGGCATACAAGGCAAATGATGAGATCGTAGCTGGTGCCGGGAATATGGCATGGATTGATGATCTGTCCGTGTGGAAACAGAATGCGAAGGAGTTGACGGATAACTCTTTTTTGCCGAGACTTGTGGAAATGTTTTCGGAGCAGACGGCCGGAGCTCTTAAAAATATGACGCAGACTACCGGCTTTAAGACCATGAACGGATATGAGGCGGTGGAGAATACGTATCAGCGGGAACTGGATAAGGCTATTATAAAAGTATGCTCCGGCACATTCAGTCGGGACAAGGTGATACAGGATACCGTACATAATCTTGCACAGAGCGGTCTGCGGTCCATTGATTTTGCTTCGGGGTACTCTATGCAGCTGGATACTGCCACGAGAATGGCGGTTAGAACCGGATGCCACCAGATGGCCGGTAAGGTGTTGGATAATAATATTATGGTATCCGGCGAGAATCTGGTATACGTCTCCAAGCACTGGGGAGCCCGTAACACGGGAATTGGTCATGCCAATCATGAGCAGTGGCAGGGCCATGTGTATTTTGTGAAAGAAGGGCAGGACTACCGGACGGAAGCAAAACGCATTGGCCAGGACTATATAACAGATCTATGGAGAGCCACAGGCTACAGCGTGGATGGTGCGCATGAAAATGATCCGCTTGGCCTGTATGGGTATAACTGCAGACATAATCATCATCCGTGGTTCGAGGGAGTGTCCAGCTATCCGAAGGAGAGTCCGGAGCCGTCCCCTGTTATTATCAATGGCAAGGAATATGACTATTATGCTGTTACGCAGAAAATGCGGGCGCTGGAAAGAAATATCCGGGCACTGAAACGGGAAAAGGAAGCACTCAAAGCCCTTGGAATGGATACACAAGAGATCAATGTGAAAATCAGCAGGAAGCGTAGAGAGTACAAGGAGTTCTGTCAGTCTGCTGGAGTGAATGAGAAGCCTGCACGGTTGCGGTATGAATGTGGCACATCGGATTTGAAAAAGACACAGGCGTGGAAAAAATACCATGATACCTCTTTTGAGAATGACCTAAAGGCAAAGACATTAGGTGCATCTGACGCTGTAGGGGATGGCAGTGAACCGGTATATATCGGACAGATCGATATTTCTAAGGCGGAAGATGCAATAGAGTACTATGGCAACCAGATAAGGGACAGTGAAATAGAGAAACTGATTGTCATT